GGAAGACACCGCGAGCTATAGGCAGGTGTGCATGATGGCAGCTAACAGGGTTGGCAAGTCAGAGCTTGGAGCTTATGCGGTGTCAACATGGGCAACAGGTAACTATCCTCACTGGTGGACGGGAAAGAGATTCAATAAGCCTGTTAACGTCCAGGTAGCTGGTGAGACTGGTAAGCTTGTGCGTGATTCAGTGCAAAAGAAACTACTTGGTGAGATAGGTTATCTGGGCACGGGATCAATACCTAAAGAGTTTATACAATCAACCACACCAAAAGCTGGGACTCCTAACGCAATAGACACGACATTGATTAGACATAAGTCAGGTGGTACGTCTGTCATACAGTTCCAATCCTATGACCAGGGGCGTGAGGCCTTCCAAGCAACTGAGCGTGATGTTATCTGGGATGATGAAGAGCCGCCACTAGATGTTTACACCGAGCAACTACTTAGAACCATGACAACCAAAGGAGTTGTGCTTACTACGTTCACTCCGTTGAAGGGTGTGTCTGATACGGTATTACATCTACAAGCACAAGCAGCAGAAGATAGAGCTAAGATTATCTCAGCTACTTGGGATGACGCGCCACATCTAGGAGAAGAGGAGAAGGAGGAGCTATTCAATACTCTACCACCTCACCAAAGAGAAGCTAGATCAAAGGGTGTGCCATCGCTAGGTTCGGGTGCTATCTATCCTGTACTGGAACAAGAGTTTGTAATAGACCCTGTTGCTATACCACCTCATTGGAACTTGGGCTATGGCTTTGACGTTGGCTGGAATAATACAGCTGCATGTTGGGGCGCACTAGACCGTGACACTGACACATTATATATCTACGCTGATTACAAAGAGGGAAAGAAAGAACCGGCTGTTCATGCTGCGGCTATTAAGGGTCGTGGTGATTGGATACGCGGAGCAATAGACCCCGCATCTAGTGGGCGTGCCCAAAAGGATGGTGAGCAACTAATCCAACTATACAAGCAGCAAGGCTTAAAGCTAATCAAGGCAGATAACACGGTTGAGGCTGGTATATTTGATGTATACGAAAGACTAACCACTGGTAGACTAAAGGTGTTTAGTACCTGCACTAAGCTACTAGAGGAGTACCGCCTATATAGACGGGATGAAAAAGGCAGGATAGTCAAGCGCGATGACCACATCATGGATGCGTGGCGCTACTTAGTTAGAACACTCCAGTCAACCGTGGATACTAAGGTTCAAAAGAAGCCACCTATGCCGCTGAATAATAGAAGGACATCGTGGATGGGGTAACTTGACACTTCTACAAATATAGAATAATATAGATATAGAATCATAGGCGTAATGCCGTGTAATAAAAGCATCTTTTGGATAGCTGTCATTCTGAATTAGGACTTAGGACTTAATGTGTCTGATATAGTTGATAGCGCAAAAGAAGAATTTAAGAAAGACTCCGAATATTGGGAGGATATATACCGTAAGGCTAGAGAGGATTTGTACTTCCTATCTGACGCGCCTGACGCGCAGTGGTCAAAGGATGACTTGAAGGCCAGACAAAGAAGCGGTAGGCCAGTTCTTACAATAGACCAATTAGGCCAGTACGTTAACCAAGTGGTTAATGACATCCGCAAGAACACCCCATCAATTGAAGTTATCCCTGATGTCGATGGCGCTATTGAAGAGGCTGACGTTCAGCAGGATATCATCCGCGACATACTATACAACTCCGAAGCTGATACTTGTTTTGATGTGGCTGCTGCTTATGCGGTTAAGTCTTCATTCGGGTTTATACGGGTTGACACCTCATACGTAAGCGATAGGTCTTTCGACCAGCAATTGAAGGTGTACACAGTTCACGACCCTGCTACATGTTTTCTAGATAGCGACTCGCAAAGCATTACTGGCGATGACGCAAAGCATTGCTTTATTCTTGATTGTATTTCTAAGGATGCTTTTGAAGAGGAGCATCCAGGCAAGAAAGCCGTAAGCTTCTGTAGTGACGCTAACATAAAGAGCGCTGCGAAAGATGACATAGTTATTGCCGAATACTTCAAGATTAAGGTTAAGGAAAAGAAAATAGGCGTTACTATTGATGGCCTGATTGAAGAAGTCCAAGACGGCGTAGAGTATACGAAAGAAAGAAAAGTAGAAGTAAAGACCATCAAGAGATATCTATTATCTGGTGAGGAAGTACTGGAAAGCACCGAATTTGTAGGAGAGAACCTTCCGCTAGTTCCTGTGTTTGGTAACCAGATGTGGATTGATGGGGATAGAGAGATTCATTCTCTTATTCGTAAGTCAAAAGACGCTCAAAGGATGTTTAACTATTGGAAGTCCTTAGAGACTGAACTCCTACAGAAACAGCCACGCGCAACATTTATGTATGCTGCTGGACAGATAGAAGACTTTGCGGAAGCATGGGAAGACCCAGACAAGTCACCAGCTTTACCATATAAACCAACGGACGTTGCTGGTAATCCCGTGCCTCCACCACAAAGACTTGACCCGCCAATGATACCAGCAGGTATTGTTAACGCTGCTCGCAGTGCGTCAGAAGATATTAAATCCACTATTGGCATGTATGCCGCATCATTAGGACAAGAGTCTAATGAAGTTAGTGGCGTTGCCATCCAGCGTAGGAACGAAGAAGGCGATACGGCTACTTATCATTTCAGTGACAACCTTAATAAGTCTATTGCTCGTGTAGGTAAAATACTGCGTGATGCGATACCTTATGTTTATGACACGCCACGCTTTGTTAGCACTATAGGCAAAGAAGAAGACGCGAAAGTGGTTGGTATTAATGGTGCGATGGCACAGGATCAGAAGCAAACATTCAACTTGAAAGCTGCTGGCGGATACAAAACTAAAGTTATCACGGGCGCATCATATACAACGCAACGTCAAGAGGCGGCGAACTTCTTTAATAACGTGGTGGTTAAGAACCCAGAGCTCATGTCTGTTATGGGTGATTTGCTATTTAAGAATATGGACTTTGCTGGGTCTGAGGCGATGTCTGAGCGTATGAAGAAGTATATAGACCCTCAATACCAAGACGACGAGGAAGAGGAATACGATCCTGAGAAAGAGCAAATGACCTCCGTTATAGAAGAGGGGCAGAAGCTTATTGGTGAGCAACAAGATCAAATAGACGGCTTACTTGCTGAGCTTAAAGATAAGGATAGTGAATTAGAAATTAAAGCTGAGTCAGAGGATAACAAGAAACAAGCCGATGAGGATAAATACAATATAGACCTCATGAAGCTACGGGCTGATAAGGAAAAGGCTGATAAGGAGCATCAATTTAAAATGGCCGCTCTTGAGTTAAAGCAACGTGAACTAGGCATCAAGGAAATGAAAGAGCGGCGTGACGTTGAGATTCAAGTGAACCAGACTAACGAACAACCAGAAAATGTCGAGTTAGACATTGAAACCCCAAACTAAAGAAAGGATTTTATTATGCAAGAAGTTGAGAATCAGGCGACAGAAAACAGCGAGGTTGTTGTTGTAGAGCCGATTATTGAAAATGAGACTGTTGAAGCCACTGAGACAGAGGATGTTGCAGAAGATAATCCAGAAAAGAATGTAGAGGCTGGAGATTCGGGCGATGATGAAGACAATGAGAGATTCCCGAAGAAGGCTGAGAGAGCGTTAGAAAGACGCAACAAAAAGATTAACAAATTACGAGCCGAAGTTGCCGAGCTAAGAGCTATGCAATCCCAGCCTGCACAAGTTGAGCAAGTTACTAATAGTAATCTTCCTGATGGATTATCTGAGCCTCAAGAAGATGACTTTGACGACTATGCGGATTACTTAGAGGCAAAGGGAGAGTATAAAGCAGAAAGGAAATACGCTGATAAAGCGGCGAAAGCCGACGACCAGCAAGCCTTTGAAAGCCAGCAGCAATGGGTTCAAGAGCGCGCGAAGTATGTAGATGACCGAGCGGCTAAAGCAGCAGAAGCTATACCTGAACTAGATGGACTGTATCGAGAGAATCAAGACATCATCGAGGGTTGGAATGACGCAGCAAAGATGGCATTTTTAGAGGCTGATAAACCAGAACTCGCTTTTTATGCGCTTGTAACAGAGGGCAAACTAGAGGGTTTAGATGGATTATCGCCAACAAGAATAGCTAGAGAGATTGCATTGGCTGAGATAAGAGGCGAGAAGCTGACAAAGCAACGTCCCGTGTCGAACGCACCTGCACCGATTAAAAAGGCGAGGGGAAGTGGCACTAGGTCTAAGACCCTAGATGACATGTCACCCTCTGAACTACTTAAACACTTAAAATCTAATAAAGGATAAATATCATGGCTAATATTTTTAATAATGTAAATGACTTAGGTACAGTCATTTCCAAGATGGCCGCTGGCTACTTGCAAGACAACCTACAATTCTGCAAAACTGTGGATAAAGAACCTGATTCTTCTTTTGGTTCTGTAAACGGATATAAAGTTGGTGACACTATCAACGTAAACATCCCTACTCGTTTTGTTCCTGTAACTAGCTTGGACATCACAAGTGCAATCGAAGATATGACTGAAACTTCTAAGCCTTTGGCATTAGACACTACCGCTACAGTTAGTGTTGAAGCTGACTCTTTGGAAATGCGTAATGACATTTCTGATTCAGAGTTGCTTGCTAAAGGTGAAAGAATCCTTAAACCGGCAATGATTGCTTTAGCTTCTAAAGTAGAATCAGTTATTCTGGGAACTGCTGCTGATGCTGTTTACAATACTGTTGGAACTGCTGGTTCTACTGTATTTGATACTGCAACTATGCTTCTAGCGAAAGATAAGCTTGCTCGTGACCTTACTCCAATGGGTGAGAGAAAAGCGTTGCTTAATTCTGCTGCTATGAGTTCGGCGGTTAATTCCCGTAAAGGCTTATTCCAGTCTTCTGAAGAGATTGCTAAGCAATACAAACAGGGTTACATGGGCACTGCTGATGGCTTTGACTTCTTAGAGAACGAAATGCTTGCTACTCACATCAACGGTAACGATGTTTCTTTTGAGGTTCGTACTACTGTTTCTGCTGAGGGACAAGCTACTCTAGCTGTTGAAGGTTTGACCACTACTACTGGTACAGTAACTAAAGGAACTACTTTCACGATTGCTACTGTGAATAAAGTTCATCCGCAAACTAAAGCTGATCTAGGTGTACTACAGGACTTTGTAGTAACTGCTGATGCAACTGCTGATGGTTCTGGTTATGCAACACTTTCTATTTCACCAGCTCTTTACACTACTACTTCACAGCAAAACATCTCTGCATTCCCTGTTGATGGTGACACTTGTACAGTTCTTACGGGTTCGGCTTCAACTGGTTACACGCAAAATCTTGTTTACCACCCAAGCGCTTTCCGCTTTATCTCTACTTCTTTGTATCAACCAAAGAACACTGAGATGTCAGGAACTGCAACAGAGGACGGTATAACCATCAATATGGTTAGTGACTTTGATGTTCTTAAAAGACGCGAAATACTACGTTTCGATGTCTTGTATGGCTTTAGTGCGATACGTCCAGAGTGGGCTTGTCGAGTAACATCTTAATTAATAGAGGGGTGGGGATTCGTCTCCACCCTTTAGTACGGAGGTATTATGTCTATTACATTAACAAAAGATGGCGGCACTAAAATTCTATCTAAAGAGAGCGGGCTAGTTGAAAAGCTACTTGCTGATGGATGGGTGGAACCGAAGCCTAAACCTAAAAAGAAAAAGGAGATATCATGACACATGGTATAACTAATGGAAATGCAGCTGGCGTTTACGTCGTCACTGCAACTATAACGCCTTCAGCGGCTCTTACTATTGATACTGTTGAAGAAGATTTCACTGTAACTGGTGTTAAAGTAGGGGATGCAATAACTGTAAACCCTCCTGGAATCACTACTGGCGCAAGCATCGTAAATTGCAGAGTAAAATCTGCTGATGTTGTGGCTATTCAGTTCACTAATCCTACTGCTGGTACTGTGACTCCTCTAGCTGGAGCGCATACATTTACTGTATTCAGGCCAGAAGGTGGTGCAGCTGCATCATTAATAGCTGACTAATATTTGTGGGGGGTGATTCCCCCACATCTAACTAATAGGTGGAATTATGACTACGGCACTAGATTTAATAACAGACGCAATGCGAGAGAATGGAGTTCTAACAAAAGATGAGACTCCTACCAATGGAGAGGCGCAAATAGGTCTTAAACAACTGAATAGGTTGATTGGCTCGTGGTCTAATACGGGCAACTTGGCATTCGAGAGAGTGACAGAAAGTTTTGCCCTGACTGTCTTAGATACGACCTATACTATGGGAAGTGGTGGGGACTTCAATACAATACGCCCAACTAAAATAGTACAAGCACACGTAAGAGATAGTAATATAGATTACAATCTACAAATAGTGCCAGACAAAGTTTATCAATCAGTTGCATATAAGACCGTTGGTGGTTTGCCTTATATGCTTAACTTTACAAATGAATATCCGTTAGCAACTATAAATATATATCCAGCTCCTAGTACGGCTTATACATTATTCCTTACTAGCGAGAAGCCCCTGACAACATACGCCACAATCAACACAACCGTTGCATTGCCGTCTGGATGGGATGACGCGCTGACGTACAATCTGGCTACTAGATTAGCTAGTGTATTCGGGCAACCTGTAAGCCCTGATTTAAAGGGTCTAGCAAGAGAATCTAAAGCAATGATTTCACTAAACGCGCTACGGAACAACCCACTACAATCACAACCGACTTCTAGTGGCTCGCAAGATAATATATATAGCGGATATGCTACATGAAAATAGAACTCGTAGGGGATAGTTATCAAGCATGGAGCGTACCGTTTAATTCAGAACGGACGGTTAACCTATTTCCTGTATACGATAAAGATGGTATGGATGTTGCGGCGTTATATGGCACTCCAGGATTAAGCTTGTTTGCGACTGTTGGGGTTGGTGCAATCCGTGAGAGCTTTAAGTCGAAGAAGAACGGGCGCACATTCTTTATAAGTGGTAACGTACTATACGAAGTTGATTCTGCTGGCAACTCTAGTAACAGAGGCTCTCTAAATCAAAGTGCTGGTAATCTGACAATATCAGAGAATGAAACACAGTTAGCTATCTGTGACGGCGCGACGGTTTATATATTTACTTATAGTTCTAACGTATTCGCAGAAGTGGCAGACCCAGACCTGCCTACTGCTGGCACTATAGCCACGATAGATAACTACTTCATCGTTAATGAGGTGAACACAGGAAAGTTCTTCATAAGTGCGCTGGGTGATGGTACTTCGTGGAACGCTTTAGATTTCGCAAGTGCCGAGTCCAGCCCTGATAAGATATTAAGAGTATTTAATGCAGCTGGTGAGCTTTGGGCTTTGGGTGAGGTTACTACAGAGCTGTTTTCTAATACTGGAGCTTCTGACTTCCCATTCGAGAAGATATCTGGAGGCGATATTGATATTGGTATATTAGCTCCATATTCTCCACAGATAGTAGGACGGACAACATTTTGGGTTGGGCAGGATGAATACGGAACGGGGCAAGTTTACTCTTCGAAGGGTGTTAATCCTAAAGTTATATCCACACCAGCAATTGATATACTCCTCCAAGCCGCGACAAGTCCAGAAGATATAGTAACGTGGGTATACCAAGAAAAAGGATATACATTTTTTGTTATAACTGGCGGTGGTTTAACTACTTCGTTGGCGTACTGTATTGAAGTTGGTTTATGGCATGAGAGAGCTTACTATAATAACGATGGTGATTT